AAATTGCCATGCTTATAAAAGCTGATTGCATTTCAATAACTGTACCTGCTGGTGGAGTTATTTGAGCCTCTACTACAGCAATATCAATATCACCACTCAGACCCAAAGAACTAGATACAAACCCTAACTGGTCTGTGTAGTCTGATGTTCTAGCCCATCGTGCAAAACTACGTAAGTCCATAGCAGGACCATCAAGGAAACCATTCACAATAGCATCAGCTATAGAAGGTCTTTCTGATAACACAGCAGATACCACTGTAGTTTTCAAATAGTCTACCCTGTCTTCTTCTGGGCCTGCTAAATTGTAAACTACAGAGGATACATACGTTTTCTTACTGCCACCAAAAAGACCCATCTTATTAGCCTATATTGTTGTTAAGTTTGATGTCTGCAAGTATTGCATTCAAGCTTGTATTCTCAAAGTTAGCTGGAGGTAACAAACCTTCATCAATTGACTTCATAGTAATCCACGCATCAGTAAACATCTTGGCTGCTTTCACTTCAGCATCACGTTGATAAGACGTAATTTGTTGAGTGTACAACTCTTTCTGTTTACCTACTGAACCAACAATAGTAATACCATCTGTACGGGTATTCAGTGTCTGTGCTCTCTGAACTTCAATTTGTTCCTTAGTAAGATTAATCTGTTCAGTGAATACTTCTTTCTGTTTACCCATGATACCAGCAACGATAGTACCATCAGTTCTGTTATTAACAGTCTGAGCACGTTGTACTTCTATTTGTTCTTTGGTCAATTTGATTTGTTCTAACAAAGCATTCAACTGCTCAGGTAACATCGTTTCCAAATTATATTTAGAAACACCATATGCAGCATCTTCATTACTTAATTTGATTTTAGTAAGTGCATATTCAGCTTGTAGATTACGTGCTCTCATTTGAGTATTTAAGTACTCAATTTTGGTAGCCTCTAAGCTAACCTTAGCAGCAATCACAGCAGCCTGAGCTGTTATAGCTTGCCATAATGCACCATCCCTTTGGACTACAAATTGTATCCCTGCACCTAATGCAGCTTGAATACTATTGATATAAACCTTGGAATACTCTGAACCAGTAATACGACCAGATGAGTATTCAGCTCTTACATGAGCACTCACTGTTCTCATCAAAACATCAAATACACCAGTACCATCAACTGTTCCAGTAGTTACTTCACTTAATGGTATTTTTTCTAATTGCTGATAAACCAGTGAAGTAGTTCCACTTGGTAGTTCATATAACGGTCCACTCATATCAATGACAGGAACCGTAAAATCAATACCATCCAATAAGCTCTCTATTAGAGCATTGGAGACTAAATCTGAACCATTAGCCATAACATACCCCTAAACAAAAAAGGCCCAAGACTTAATCAATGGGCCTGAATAAATCAACAGATTAATTCTAATCTATTGCATTACTTGCTGCTTGAGCAAGTGCTAGTTTTTTTAATTCTTCTTCAGTCAGAGGTGGTAACACTTCTAAACTGAACTCCTTAGTATATTCATGGCTAACCCCAGCATTTTTAGCACCGGGCTTATTGTTAACACGGATATACAGAAATTCCTTATCTTTCAGAAGATTGTATAAACACATTGGAATATGGTAGCTCTTACCATCAGCACCATAAGGAATGTATTTACGAACAGTACCTAAATATTCATTAGCTACTGTAAACACTTCCCCCGGTAAATCTTTTTTCTTTGGGTCTAAATTACTAATGTTAACCCGAACAAGCTTCATTTGTTCTTCTAACATGATTTGACGCAAAGTACGTTTTTTCGGGGTATTAGCTGGTAGTTGTGGGTCAGTCAATGCAGGTGCAGTCACAGTGGCTTCTAATTGAGCCAAGTGAGCATCTACTTTCTCTTTAAGTTTATCTAAGCCAATGTTGTTTGAAAATACGATACCTAATACAGTTGCTCGTTGCTTCAGTAAAGACAATTCGTCTGGACCGTTAATCAATGACTCTGTTTGGATGTCTTCGCTCATATTCTTTAATTCCAGTTCGTTAAAGTAAAGGGGGATTTCTCCCCCTTGAAACTACACCTTATACAGGTGCTACAGTTTTGATGATACCGATACGTTCTGGACGTTTAACCAGCATACCGTAATACCACATGATAGAACTAAACCCTGTTTGACCGTATGGGTCAGTTTCACGGTTAGCTGTTTCTTTGCCCGGCATTTTGGTCATAACGTTGAACTTCAATACTTTACCATCAGATTGGAAACCGATAGCAGAGAAGCTGTCTTCACCAACAACCAGAATTGGATATACGTCATAACGTTCATCACCACCAACAGTGGTAGCACGGTAGCCCGGATTATCATCAACCACAGCACCTACACCAGCCCAGTGCAACATCTCTGGTACTTGGATAAAGCGGAATGAGTCAATGGAACCTACTTCACCAGTTAACACATTAGCTGCATCAGCATAGTGCTGTACTTCGATAAACGCCTTGTTACCAAACAAGTCACGCATTTCACGTAACAGTGGAACCAACTCAGAACCAACATAAGCAATACGACATGCAGGAATAACCTTGGTGTCAATATTACGGCTACCAGTAATAACGGTAGTTTGCTTAGGTGTACGGTTATCAGTCAGGATTTGATCCAGACGCATCAGGTTACGATATGACACTACAGAACGTGGCACAGTAACTACATCAGCAACAACTACATCTTCACCTGTTACAGTAGCGTTACTTACAGCAGCACCAGAGTAAAGAATTACACCAGCAGCAGCTAACAAGTCACGTTGTAATACAGCTTCAGATAACTGAACAGCACCATTCATCAGCTCACGAGCTAAATGGTCTTTCAACATATCATCACTATCAAAATCCAGAGACTCTTTAGTGAATTCGTAGAAGAAACCAAACGGATAAATAGAGCCTTCACGTTGCAGACGAGTAAAGCCTACACGGTTCACACGACCACCATTCTCAGTCAGCAATGGTAATTTACCAGTAATGTTACCAATGTCACGGCTTGAGCCATACAGGTTACCATTAGCAATGGTAGCACCAGCAGCATTGATACCTTGGTCGTTAACGTTACGGTCATCTAACAGTGGTACATACTCATACACTTTTACAGTCTTACCAAAGTGTTTAGGAATGTTCACTACAGATGCCAGTGGCATAAAGTACTGTTCTTTACGTGATTCGATGATGGACTTACGTAACCACATGTAAGTGTTCATCTGCTCAGAAGAAGTACCATCAATACTTGATTGGTCCCCTGAGATTGGAGCGTTATAATTTAACATATGACCACCTTATAATCTGCCATTAAATTGTTTCATGAATTCTTCATCAGATGCAGTCAGTAGACTTGCTAATGACTTTGCAGTTTTCTGAGTAGTTCTGTCTACAGTAACTGAACTCAATTTTTCTTTATTTGCAACAACTGGTTTGGGTGCAGCTACCGTAACAGCTACAGGTGCTTTAACAACAGGTTCTACTTTGGTTGGTTTCAAGATAGCCTCAAAACGCCCTTTCTCCTGTAACTCAGCTCCTACTGCAAGGTATGCTTTAACAAACGGTACATTAGGTGAAATCTTATTGAACACCTTTTGACGTTCAATTTCACCAACTATCATTTGGTAAATACCGTTGTTCATCTGAGAGTGAATGGTATTTATCAATTCTGGCTCTTGTGAGAAAGCACTAATACTAGTCTTATCCCAAGTGTTATGAATAATCTGTAATGTTTCTAAACCTTCAGGAGTAGACTTTAAATCTTCCACATAGTTCTGAAACGCTACTTGATTATCTGACACATTGTAATCACTAGGCTTATAACCTACTTCTTGAGTAACATCAATCTCCATTGGATTAATGCCAGAATCCTTTATCAATTGTTTAATTGCTTCAGGATTCTTTTTACTCAAATCAATTAAGTAAGACAGCTTTGATTCATCAAGTAAACCATGTGTTTCCAACATGGTCAGTGCTCTACGATGAGGGGCAAGTACTTGCATCTTCTTCGTATAA